CGATTCTCGGGTAGTGACCTGAGTAAAGCACGTTTGATGGCTATTGCCAACAGTGTTTTTGCCCAGTGTACTAGCGAGTGGTTCGCACAGCATATCTTGATCGGCTTCCGGCCGGACACATCACCAAACGCCGTTACTTAACGGCCAGGAGTTTTGGCGATGAAAAGCGTCATAAGCGCTTATCAAAAGATCCTCACATCTTACGAGTTTACTCCTTCTGGGAGTTTCTCGGAAAGCTTCGCGCAAGCGAGGTTTCACAAAAAGATGGAGAAGCCCTCAAATGAAAGAAATGAAGAACGTTCAGCTAGATGCTGGACCGATTTCAAAACTTTCGATGAGTCCTTACCTGATATCAGATTACCTCTTGGTGTCTGGTATAAGGCACGTTTCTTTTTGCACGAACTTGTTCGTGATTTTAAGCTCGGAGACGTGGACTTGCCCTCTGGTTCTGAATTCTATCCAACATTTGGACGGAATTCGACCGAAAGTAAGCTTGCACGATCCCGATGGAGTGTTACTCGTGATGCATTCGACGATTTTGCCAAAATCGTTTATCATCACAAGGCACTCAAACGTGCTTTCAGGTATCGCTATAAATCCTGGTTTCGAAAGAAAAGATTTGACCTTACTCCTCGACAAGCTAACAACCTCCTTTACAGGAGACTTGTACTTGATGGAGGAGGGAGTACCTACGATATTTTCGTATGGAAACTCTCTCGTATAGTATCGTTCGTTAATGGAAGTCGGTTTTCGACTGTCCCAAAGAACAATACCAACGACAGGCCAATAAATCTTGAACCTTTCGGAAATTTGGTGATTCAGCGCGCTATAGGAAATGGTATCCGTACGATCCTTAAAAGGATCGGTGTGGACTTAGATTCCCTCGCCGACATTCATCGACGGAGAATAGAAGATAAAACCATTTCTACAATTGACTTATCAAACGCTAGTGATTCCGTTTCTCTTGCTTTATGCAAGTTCTTGTTCCCTTCATCCTTTTACCAAAGGTTAGAGAGAGCAAGATCACCCTTTCTGTTAGGCCCAGATCGTAACTTTCACGTTATGAAAAAGGTTAGCAGTATGGGTAACGGTTTCACTTTCGAATTGATGAGTTTGATCCTTAACGCGCTGGGGAGAATGTATGATCCCTCGTCTAGCGTTTACGGAGACGATATAATTATCAAATCCGTATACGCTCACGAATTCATTTCAGCTATTACAGCCGTTGGATTCGTTGTCAATTCTGACAAGACTTTTATCGACTCACCATTTCGTGAGTCGTGTGGGGGTAACTATCATGACGATGATGGTTACATAGATTCCTATGACTTTTGGTATCCTAAAGATGAAGGCGATTGCATTGTTGTTCACAACAAGGCGTATGCCCTCTCCCTAGTTTATCCATCATTCAA